ATCTTTTAGGTAAGCATAAGTTCTTTAGGACTTTATTTAAGGTCGGTGATTTCTTTAAAACGATGAGACCACTCTTAGGTATGATTATTCGGGGATTGGGAGTTTCCATGGTTTATGTCAGTCTTGCTATTGTTGCGATGTTCTTGATTATTAAGAAGGCTTGGCCTGTTGTTTCTTCTGCTTTGGAGAAAGCATTTGGAATAGTAAAAACTTTCCTTCCGTTTATCGGTTGGATGATGGCTTCATTTTCTCTTATCAAAGAGGGAGTTATTGATGTTCTTAGTGCATTCTTTGGTGATGGTGGTCTTGAAAGTTTGATTAATGGTTTGGGTAAGATAGCATTAGGGTTGCTTGGTGTTGCTGTATCTTTCGGATTAACTGTTCTTTCACTAGCAATTGTTTTTATTGGAACATTGACGATGGAACTTTGGACAAAGGTAAAGGATTGGTTTATAGGAACAGTAACCGATATAAAACAATTTGCTAAGAGTATTGCTGTTATTTTGGGAATTGTTGGTGTTATTGTCGCTCTTATTGCTGGCGCACCTATTTGGTTAGCGGCAGTTATTGGTTTAGTCATGTTTAAGGTCGGAAAATGGTTAGTAAGAAAAATGAAAAAGATGTTTGGTTTTGATTTCTTTGCAGATGGAGGGACTTCTCAAGGAGGAATGGCTGTTGTTGGTGAAGAAGGGCCAGAATTAGTTAATCTCCCGAAAGGTGCAACGGTATTTAGCAATAAGGATTCTAAGGCTATGGTTGGAGGAAAAACACAAAATGTAGTAAATAATTTCAATATTACTGTAAATGCAAAAGATACCTCACAATCAGAAATGAGAAGAATAGCAGATATGATAGGAAGAGACATTTCTGCTAAAATTAACAGAAGCACATCTTCCAGCACATTGAGGTGATACTAATGCCCGATTATTATGCTTATCTTAAACTAGCACAATTTGACGATGAAACGAGTATAGATGTAGATACATTTCCTTTAAGAGTAGTGTCGGCTAATTTTTCAGTTGATAAAACAATTCCTAATATCCCAGTTCCTCTTAGTGGTTTATTTACAGGCGAATCGGTTACTGCTGCTTTAGATTTAGGAATGTCAAATAAAAGAGTTTCATTAAGTGGTTTTATTTTACCTATGGAACTTAAGAGAAGCCATAGCGGAAGCACAGCAATTAATTTTACTGCCCATGAAGTTGCTCAAATGATTGCTTCGGGTGTAGATTCAACAGGTTTAGCAAGATACCAAGCCATTGATGAATTAGTGATTTTAATGCCTTCAACAGTTGATGAAGATTATAACGAAGTTGCTGAAAGAAATATTCCATTTACCTTCCATGCTAGAGGTGCTGCGTTGAGTTTAGATAATAAAAATGTGGTTTTACCTTTTTCTTTCCCTACTACTGCCGATGTAAGCGTTGGAAAATACAAGGGCTTAAGAGGATTTATTTCTAGTTTTGGTTTTACTTTTAGTGGAGAAACTTTAGAAGTTGAATTTACTCTAGATTTTACTATTGCGAGTGTATTGGGCTGATTTTATGGCGTATTCTATTTTTGTCGGAAAACAACGCTCGCTGGTATTTCCAGTTATGTGTAATGGTTTTTTAACAATTGACTACTCTAAAAACATTGTTGATTCTTCTGCTGATATTACTTATGGTCTTTGGGATTTAACTGGAGATTTTACTTTTGAGTGTATTTTTACTCCCTATGAAATAAATGGTTTTGGAACACATAGCAGTAATGGAGATTTATATGCTCCTACTTCTAGTGTTAATGGAAACTTAAGAAAAGAAAATCATACTGATGGAAACGGTTATGTGTCAAACAGTAAAAAAATAAACTCTGGATTAGAGCAATCTATTTATGATGCTTCAACTGAAAATGACCATGAAAGCGAATTATATCTTTCAAGAAATAATAGATACTCCCACGAAATGAGAATATTTCATAGTAGTGATTTACAAATCAGTTTGCTAAATAACACTCTACACAATGAAAATAGTCCAGCCAGATATAAATTAAAAGTAGGAATTAAATTAGGAACTGACCCTATGGAGTATTTTACAAGCGATGAAATCATCTATCCTAATTGGGGTTTTCAATATAACTATAATAGTGGGAATGATATTAGAACATATGATTCAACAAATAAAACTAAATATAGACAATTGGGAATTATTACAAGCGTTAGCGGTTCAACAATAGGGTTAGCGGGTGCAAGTAATTATTTGTTTGGCGGGGATAAAATTGAAGTATTTACCAAACAAGGAAAAGACTTTATTTCTTTAGGAACTGTTAATCAAGCAAATGCAAGTGATATTGTTTTAACCAGCACTCCAAGCATTACCTTGACAACAAGTGATTTTATTTTCGTAAAAGCAGAACAAGAACCAAACTATATCAATAATTTATATCATATTGCTTGCACTTATTCAGAACAGAATAAAAGCATTTCTTTGTTTTTTAATGGTAATAAAATACTACAACAGAAGTATTCTGGTTCGGGTTCTTTTTCTTTAGCGGAGGAAGATTTTTACATAGGAGCAAACGGAACAGGTTCAACGGGCGCAGGTTCAGCACAGACCAACAATCAATTCATGGGAGAATTACATGAACTTGCTATCTTAAACATTAAGAAAAATGAATTTAATGGAGTAAGTAATTTATTACCTAATTATGATAATACTGTATTATATTTACGATTTGAGGAGGTGGACTTATGACTGTTGATTTAAGCGACACAGCAAATGCCCCAACAAATCCTGTTTTTAGTGATAGTCTAGGAGCATTGAATAATAATAGAATATTTACTGCTATTGGTGCAGACGATGGAGATGTTTTTATTCCTAGATATTATAAGGGAGTAGAAGCAGAATATTCTAATTTACAAACCACAAAAGGTTTTAGAATAAAATGTTATGATGCACTTACACAAGAAGGAATACAATTTGATACACCAACTTATTCATTTGACCTTTATTATTATTTTGTTTTAATTTATTCAGATGATGACACTAAACACCACTTCGCAAGAATAACAGAAGTTATTACAGAAGATGAAGAAGGAGATGCTTTTGAATTTGAACCAAAACTAGGAAATGAAATTCCTAAAAATACAAAATTTATGATTATTCAAGGCCACTATAAAACTGGCCCAACTATTTTAGCATTTTCGGGAGGAATACTGCAAAATAGTCTTAGTTTAGATTTAGCAAATAATTTAAATTGTTCAAGGCCTTTATTTTACTTTTTTAATGATTTGTTAGATAAGCCCGATGAACTAAATCACAATACCAAATATTATGCTATGCAAAGATTTGGTAATGCTGGTTCTTTTACATTTAATACAACAAATGCAGTTGTATTTAGAACAGTCCAAGACTTTGGAGAAGTTATTAAAGATTATAGTAAATACTCTCATTTTGTTTCTTTTACTGATAAATTAAGAGATTTAGATGATACTACTACTGGGTCTATTACCACTAATGAAGGTAATACTATTACTGCTACTTCTAATTTATATAACAAAATGTTTCCTAACGCTAGAAGAGAACAAGATGATTATATTGCTGGTTATCAAGAACATACTGGCCCACAAAGATATTTACATTATGATTTTTCTCCATTAAAGGCAAACTTGGTTTATCATGTATATGACCATATAAATACAGAATCAATTGATGGAAAGGCTGGCTTTTCAGAAACTAGTATTATAGACAATGCTAGAATTTTACCTAAGAAAATTGAAGAATTTTATGAATATAGGGTTAGAGATAATATACATCAAGGAGATTTAGATACATTTTATCCTCTCAAAGCAAAATACAAACAAACTACTAGCACGAATGCTTTTGACTTCTATTGTGACTATGACCTACAAACAGTATTAAACACAGGAGATGAAGTTAAAATAGATGATTACATCATGCTTGTTTCTTCGTTTGGTGGGTTCAGCAACAACACTCAGAACATCGTCTTTGAGTCTGTTGCGAGACTCCCCACCGATGCTCTTTTTGCATCTGTTAGCGTTTCACCATCAACCGATGCCGTCCTTTACAGGCGAGCATATAACGCAAAAGACAGGACACTTATGCTTGATATTTCCTTGCTTAATGGAAGGTTTAGCAAGATGTATATTGCATTTAGCGCATTGAACTTTAATGGTATTTTTGCAGATATTACTGCTTGTGATGCAACTAAAAATATGATTACTTTATCCTATTCAAAAGACTCTTATAATGATTCTGCGTTAAATTATTTGACAGGGCAGTATTATTTGTTTGTTGAAAGATTTAATGGTGAAGTTGAAAACATAGAGTCCACTAAAGAAGATGGACAAACTATTATGAAAATCCAAGGAAGAGATAAGTTTAATAAGTTGCTTTCTCCGATTATTAACAGAAATATTCTGTTTAGTCAAGATGTTATTTATTCTTCTAACAGCCCATATAATAAATTATCACAAATTGATTCAACCAACTTTTCTCTTGATATTGGAGATACTAGTCTAGCAACAGGAGTAAATGTTGCTGACTTTGATATTTTGCCCGTTGCAGGAAATAAACTATTTACTGCTAATGGATATATTGGAGAAATTTTAACTGCTACTGGCGACCCTTTGACTATTACTTTAACTAGAGGAGCATTAAGTCAAGTTTATTCCGAAAAAATATATGTTGAGACAGAAAAGAACTATATTTTAAATAAAGCATTATCTTCTTCTCAATATAATTCTTTAAATCCTACTAGTTTAACTGGCTCTGCTAATAAAGGAATTATTTTTACTTCAGGGAAAAGTTTAACAGGCTCTTCCGAAACTACTGAATTACCTAATACTTCTAATTCTACAAATACTGAAGCAATAGGATATGATATTTTATATCCTTCTTCTATTGACAATGACTATAAATTTCAAACTAGACTTTCAAATACTGACTTAGATACAATTAATACCTTAATAGACTTTGAAATTGTTTCAGTAAATAACAATGAAAATCTTTCAGAAATTACCTTAGCCCCATATATTCCTATTACTTTAGGAAGAAAAATTGCTAATTTTGAAAATAGTGAAAGTTATACTTTAACAGAAATTGCCGATTTGACAACTGTTGGCGGAGCAAATAATACTAGAAATAATATCTTAGAGGCAACAAGTGATGGTATTAAAAATCTAAATGTAGGGGATGCCGTTTTTGTTGGAGAAGATACAGAAAGTGCAGTTTTTGCAGGATATGTTGTTCTTCTTAGCATGAAAAGAGGAACGGCAAACAATAATAATTTAGTATATTTAGATAGAGATTTTACATATAATTTAAGTATATATAAAATATTTAAGGCTGATAAAGACACGCATGATTTATTTTTTGTTAATGGGGCGCATTTATGGAACAGTAAAATTTTAACAATTCCTCATCCCAAAATCACTTCTTCTGGAGCAGTTCCTTTAAATTATACAAATTGTTGGGATTTAGATAATACTGATATTAGTAAAAAATACGGACAACCTTATTATAGGCTAATGAGTAAATCTAAAGGAAGTTTTAATCTGACTAGGAAAAAAAGGGTTTCCCAATATTCTAGTTTCCAAACTTATCCAAATACTTCTAAATTAAAATATTCTTCTATTGCTTATAAATTTAAACCAAATATTAATTCCGATAATAAAACCTTTTACGATACAACTGGAACAGGTGATGATATTCATGCTGATTTAGATATGAGAGGTTTTGGAAGCGCACTTGGTTCTTTATTTCAAAACTTACAAAGAATAAGAAAATATGTTGCATCTGAAGATAAATACCCTAACAAAACATCTGCATTTTTTCCTGAAATTGACTCTCTTTTGGTTACTTTAGACCAATTAAATACTCCTTCGGCTACCCTATTTAT